TCTATAAACACTTTCAGGTTTTTTTCTTGCTTGTGCATTAGAATTATTCCTATAAATGTGCTTACATCCACAACTTTTTGCTCTATCTAATTCATTTTTACATACAAAACTTTCGTACATAAAAACTTTTTCTTTCCCACAAATACATCTACATAAAAGTTTTTTTCTTTTTCTACCATTTGGATAAGTTTCAAAAAATGGAGGAGATATAACTTCAAGATAATAAAATTTATCTCCCACTTTTATTTCTGGATGCCTCGTATAATTTTTTCTCACATTTAAAACCTGATTATATTTTTTTAACTTTTGAGCCTGGAGCGCGGGAACTTTTATCCAAAATTTCATTCCATCCTGGATGTTTAGATACTAGCTTATTTTGCCAATCTCCAATTTCTCCTGGAGTTGCACATCCTTCTGACCAATCTCTAACCCAAGGTTTATTATTTTCATACCAATTCATAATTTCATGAACACTCATTTCTATTACTTTCTTTTCTCCGGTTTCCGGATTCCAAATTGGATAGATAGCCATCTATATAATTCTCCAAATATTTTTTTATTTAGTATCTACTTACAATCTCTACAATAATAGGAAAACCCAGTTTTAAATGATTTAACTATTTGATAATTATCTGAATTTAATTCTTTTTCTGTTTTACATTTAGAACAAATTCTAGTTTTAGTTTGTATGGGGATTTCCCCAATCTTCTTTTTCCTGTTTACGTAAAGATTTAAGTTCTTTATAAAGTTCTTTAATTTGTTGATAAGCATCTTCTGGTGTTATTTTGTCTGCAATTTCAAGTCCAGCAATAAGTCCTACTTTATCACCAAACCGAGCAAGGGCTCTTTCAAACTGTGTAAGATCGTTGTACATATTATTCTAATGTAATACTGGGAGCATCATCACATTCAACACAATCAATACATTCATCCATATCTGGATTTTTTGTTAAAAATTCTTGAAACTCTTCTTCTGATAGAAGAATTTTAAAAATATGACCCGTTAAATGGTCTTTTATGCAATACGATTTCATAGTTTTTATGGAGATAGCTTTGCTCTATGTAGACGCTTTTCTTCATAATATTTCCAAACATGAGGTGCCCACTTTTCAAGATGAGGAACAAGTTGTTCGCAAAGTGCCTGAATTTCTAGTTGGGCATCCATCTTTGCTCGCAAATCCATAATATGAAGAACAGAACGTAGATTAAACGAAACTACAAAGTTTTGACGAATTGCTTGTGCAAGATAATCCCTAATGTGTTCCTCACACATTCCTTTTTCATATTTTGCTGCATAACGCTTACAACCTTCGTAAATGAAATCTAGTTCATCTTGATAGTCATTCAACGTCCATTCATACTTCTTACCATAACGGTTGGTATAGAAACCAGGAGGACGAACATAGAATACATCTTCAGGATTAAGTTCTCCACTCGCAACTTTTACGACACGCTTACCAGTATAACGCTGTGACTGAACATCAAAGGATACCCCAACACGATGAGTTCGTGCCTGCATCGCTACGTTATGGACATACCCTGAAACAGAGAATGTGATGCCAGGATGCTCTAACGGTCCCCAGTGCCCTTTCTCGTTGCTTAAAAGTCTCTCAACGATCCATTCCCCACATTTAGAAGGAACTGGTATATCTTGATCATGAATAGGAGTCTCTGAATAATCACATTTTGCCGCTTGATATACAACTTGTTCTGGTAAACTATAACATTGTAAAACTTCAACTTGAAGATTTTTATCAAATTCTAGTAAATCATGCGCTTTAATTGGCTTCATATTAATTCCCAAATCCTTTGTTAGTAAGTTTACGAAGTTCTTGAAATTGATTTTCTAAATTTTTAAGTTCTCTTTTCATGTATACTAATTCATCATTACTATATAAATGTTCTTCCTTAAGAGCTTTCTTCAGCATCTTCAACATCTTTTTTTCTTTCATTATCAAAATAAACTCCAGATATCAATCTTCAAAAATTTCATCATAGTCATCAATTTTATAATTGTCGATGTACTTATCTACATCAAATTCAATTTCTTCTTTTAACGATCTAATCAATAATTCCATATTTTTAATGATAAGTTTTACCTTTTCAACATTCATACTGTTCATGAAACTAGAACTAGTGTAGACAAAAAAAGAGAGGATGTCAATTATCGTCCTCTCTTTTATTAAATACTTTTTCAAACCATTCCGTTATGTGAATCTCATAACAATGCCAATACTTACAACCACGATATGTTAAAAGATAACAAGAGGGGGATCTACCATCTGGATCTTTCTCGTGATAGTAATTTTCTATCATGCGATTTGTGGCTTTTTAGCCATATTTAATTCTGCATTATGTAGTTTAATCTTCTTTTTATTTTTATTTTTTAAATATTGGACGAATGCAATTTTCATAATTACGCTCCTTTACTAGTTTATAAAGTTGCGCGTTGCTTCGCCTATAGGCTACTTCCGCTGGAACCCCAGTCAACGTTTAGGTATTTTACATCCTATTGGTATTTATGTCAAGTATGGTATAATATGCTACAATATCTGTATTAATGTGATACAAATACTGAAATAATTTTATTTTTTCTTTCTATTTTCTTTAGGAATATAATCATATACTTTTGGATTTACTATTCCACTAGTCCACTCTATTGACTGAACATTTCCATAATTATCATAGTAGTAATCAAATAACTCTACTTTAGAGCCCCTAGAAATATCATAAGACAATTCATCTTTTTTGAGATAAGATACTAGATAACTATCTCTAGGTAATGTTTTATCTTTTGATAAATTGGGATCACACTCTTGAAATAAAATAATCATTTTTCATTATCTATTTTGTTCCCAAATAATATCACTATAAGCTTCACTTACTTCAATTTTAGTGACATTATATTTTGTTTGTAATTTTTTATCTTTAACTAAACACATAATTTCTGCATCCAGTGGATGTAGACCCTGTAACATACTTTCCCTACGAAGAGAAGTTAAATTTGCATTTCCTGGAGCACCAGATCGAGATTTCACAAAATTAATTAGTTTTTCATATTCAGTTCTTAATGAAGTGTGTCCAGTTCTAATTTTTTCAGTATACCCAACAGATGGATTATCGTAGAATTCCATCTTCTCTACTTCTTTCTGGATATGATCACTTACTGTTCCAGTTTTTACTAAATCTTCGCCAACAGTAGAATATGGAACATCCCCCTCTGGCAACATTGATATAACATTATCATCGAAATTCCAAATAAAGATTGTTTTTAGACAAGGATGTTCATATTTTTTTAAAATCTCTATTCTTCTTTCTTTAGTATCAACTTTATTAATCAGAGAAAGAATCTCAAATACAAAGGGATTATTAGGAAGATCTAAAGATACTTCATTAGATTTTTTTGTAGAAGATCTAGTAGTTCTTTTCCTAGGAGTCTTTGTTGCTTTTTTCTCTTCAGTAGAAACATTAACTGTAGTCATATTTTATAAAATCCTTAATTTTTAATTATTTAGAATGTCATTCGTCTTCATCATCATCTTCCTCATCAAAGAGAGACTGATATTCTTCTACAAAATCCTCATACATTCCAGGTTGAATAGAAACTGCAACTACTTCATCTGGAATTAAATCTCCTTCAGAATCGAAAAATTCAGGATGTAGAGGATTTATCTTAAGTGGTCTAGTTGTATCCAAATAAGATTTTATTGCCCATCCCCCAATTACACCAACCAATAGGAATAAAACAGATATTAGGCAAAATATAGTAAGTTCTGTAGCTAACATGACTTGCTCTCCGAGAGTTAACTTTTCTTTTTTATGTAAAATTCAATCTGAAAATGAAACTCTCTATTTAAAAGGGAGAACATTTTCTTTAAATTGAACTTACATAAAGTAGGTTCTTCTTTAATTTTATCCTCCCTAGTATAAAGTAAAACCTCAAGTCCGCGATTTCTTTCGCTTTCATTATTATTTATTTGAGTCAAATTAACTTTTGCTCCTGTAAATATTTAATTGTATCTACACATCCACCTAGTTTTACATCGTTGACTAATACTTGTGGAAACGTACTCTCTTCCCCAAATTCACTTATAAATTGTTCTCTAGTGAAATCTGTATCTAATTCATAAATTACCAAAGGAAATCCTTTAGTTGAAGTAAGATGTTCTAGAACTTTTTTTATTCTATCACAATATGGGCATAGACGTTTACTA